TCTATATCCATCGCTTGCGTAAATAAATATCGCCGCGATGCGTGTACTCATCGGTTGGTCCTCGTCCCCTTCCCGGGGATCTGGGGCCACTCCTGTGACTGGCAACTCGACCTTCATTGGATTGGACGTTTCCACCTTCCGTAAAGAAACGGAGTAGGCGTACATATCCTCTCATTGTGTAAGTCGTGCTACGAGTAAGAGCCACTAGACATAACCGCTCCATCTTTTGGAGTTGGCGATTGTACCTAGTTGGCGGCTCTTGTAGACCGATTATCTCGAAGCAGAACGCCGGGGCGGACTTAAAGTCGCCCGTTCTGTCCTGCACGATAGGCCCGTATTGACGGACCAGAGCGTGAGCGAGCATTCTACTCGCTCTCAGATACCCACGATTATACAAGGAATTCGCCGTAGCGACCCACGAATAAAAGTGGTCGTAGGATGGTGTGACAGACCAGACCGCACGAATGCGAACCGGGGTAACATCGACGCCTTTGTAAGCGTCGCAACCGCAGGACTCTCTGAAGAATCCTGTCTTACAGCTCTTCGACTTGTTGACTTTCAAGCCAATACTCTCAAGAGCCTTCGTAGCTTGTTCGGCTTGCGCCGTTGGGACTACAATATCATCACCGTACACGTATGTGTCAAACACACCGTGGGACACCAAGACCGACCAAATCACCAAAGCCATCACCGGGAAGCATAAAGCTGAACCCATTGGTGCAAACTTGTTGAGTTTGATCGTTCTCCCATCAGGGAGCAGAGTGCTCTCTGATCGACATGCGTCCATCGCCTTCATTATATGAGGCGGAAAGACAGCAGCCACATAACGGTGGCAGACCCTATCACTGGCTTCAGCCAGGTCCAGAGTCGCATAAGCGCCGTCCCTGCTAGATAGCAGAGCGAGGCGCCCGTTAATCGTCTGATCTGTAAAGTTCACCTTTCCTTTTGTAAGGGGGTGAGACTCTATATGATCGACTAAGCCGCGCATCAATCCCTGTTGTATCCATTGGTTAACCTTTGGTTCACAGGAGATAACGCGTGGTCCTCTCGAGTCTTTTGGTACGAGAACAACTCGTGCTGCAAGACTTCTATCACCCGGAGCATAAAAATCTCCGAGAGTGTCTGACACCTCTGTGAAACAGCTGGAGAAATACTCCGGGCCGTATACATCAGAAAGTTTATCAGGAATAATACCCCAATCGTACTTGCCAGGACCGATCGCTTTGTCAGCGGTCGCCCCCGGCCCGTGTCTTGGGATAATAGAGTAAGGATCAAAATCCGAAAGTAAGGCCTCCAAAAGGAGACTGACTTTTTGGATCGTGCTCGACGAAAAGTTGAGCGTCGCAAGTGTTTCATCAGTTTCTATGAAAGAACCGATGAAGGCACCTTCAACGTCAGCTGTGTGTGGCAACTCATACTTGTAAAACAAGAAGAGGAGTTCGCGCAGTGTGCGTATTACAGATGGACTGGCATCCCCTTTCAGGGTCCCGTCACTGCTAAACACTGCATTAAAGAGATCACCCAGAAATAAGGGTAGCTCACTACCAGCAGCCTTTGGAAAGGTTGACGGTATAGTTAGTGCATTAGTCAGCAAGGCGCTATCAAGCGCCTTACCAAGTGATGGCAGAGTCTTCGTAAGAAAACTCATGCCCTCGTCGCGCGTCCTCTCACATACACTGTGTATGTCTAGTTTTGCGCTTCGAACGGATAGCAATCCACGATCAACAAGATCGAGGAGTGTGTTAGTATAGACAACCGTTTCAAACGGCATGTCTGCGCTGCCTGTTATGAACTCCATAAGGATAATTCTGCAGGTCACATTTCCTCGACAACCCCAACCTAGCTGTAATAATACAGCTGAGATGAGGAGCGAAAACAAAACGCTTCTCCGTTCATAGCGGCATTCCGCCGCCACACGTGATAACGTTCGTCTTGTCGACAACGGCACAACAAGTGCAGTCACCTATCGCTTGGGACTCGGATGAACCGAGCCCGCCACTCCTATGAATAAGGAGTGCCATCAGTAGCTCCTATCGAACCCTTACGGTTCGAGATTCGTGAGCTTATCCTTGTAGCCAGCAATGGCAAGGAGGGAGACGAGCTCCACAATGCTCTTCTGAGCATTTGCGGCCGTCACAATCTTCGGGTTCCAACGGAACACGAGGGTTGCTTCAGCAGCACCTTGGTTGCCAGACGCGTCTTCAAAGACACGTTTAAAAGCCACTCGGGTGTTGTACCGCGTCGTCAAACCAGTTCCCGTCTCCTCATGGCTAATAGCCAGGGTAGCCGGTTGGTCGGACGGAGCTGCGGTTTCACGACGTACGGTCGAGTACTTCCCTTGTTCAACAAGAGAGTACACATGATTCGCTACGCCATCACTAATGTTGGGAGTGTCAATTGGAAACATGAGACATTTTCGCCCGCGAAAGCGGACATTATTCTGAAGTGCCGAAAAGCACTGATTATTTAACGCATCACCGTTTGACCAATACGAGGTCAGCGTAGCTTTTGCTGCTTAGAGCCGGCTAAGGCCCCCGCGAGTTTTATCTCACGTGATGATAGACCACTCAGTTGCAATTCTGAGTAGAAGTTGGGGATACTTTCCTTACGTATGTACGTAGAGGTAGTTTCTCCCCCGATGAGTGCCTTCACTTTCGGAGCCCACAGGGTGTGGTTGTAGTTTCTTTCGATATACAACTCCTTGCGGGACTTAACCTTAATTGAATGGCAAAACCCATCAATTTGGACAATAGGCTGCAGAGCCTTTACGGCGTAGCCATCGATCCAATCGCCAACTTTGGCGACCCAATCAACAACAAACGACCATGGGAGTAAATCCCATACCGCCCGCGGGTTGAAATTCAACCCTAGCTGATCTAACAGCACCAGTCGCTTTAGTTCTTCGAGATCCTGTGAAGGAAGACGATACTTATACGACAGTGTGGCGGTGTACCAACTCTCACTGAGCTCCTGATTCCGGAAAATCCGGACATCATTCCAAGTACCTGCGCCTCCGTAGACGAGGTACTGATTCGCTGGCTGATCTAGCCATTTGCGAAAATGTCGCTTTTTGGCGACATCTTGCTCATCGAGCAACCGCTTCGCAGCGGCTGCAGCAGTCTTAACGGCGTTTCGCAAAGCGAGAACGTCGTTCACTAAGGGTTTTATCCCGAACTCGTTCATAAGAACGGAGTCCGATAAGGCCCCGATGGTTCGGGAGCCACGCTTAAGCAAAAGCTTAAGTGGCGCCAACCGATTCCTGGCAATAGGACCTCCTTTGCCACCCGTACCGAACAGAAGTCGAGGTACGAGTTCATACACACGCTTGACATTTCTTGCGAACTGTTTAGGCAAGTGTATTACCTCCCTGATCTCACCAAGAGACGTAGGGACGGAAACGGCCTCTTCTACACCAGGCCACATCGCGCGGAGCGCCAAACCGGAATTTGATTCCCAGTTTGCAGTACTATAGCTGTTAAAGGCCGTAGTAAAGTGCGAGCTATGACCGTTAAGGCCATACTGAATCGCATAGTTCTCCTCGTTATACCTTACAACGCGGGCCTTCCAGGCCGTGACGCTGATATGGTACTCAATTGTGTCAGTAACGACTTCTCGGAGGTTATCCCTCTTTGTTATCGTGTGACTACAATAGTTGATGGGTCTATTAACACCATAGGTGATAGACTCATTCAGGTCCTGAAAGGAACCTGTATAAGCCGGGGCTGGAGTCAAGAAAGACCCGAAGCCCGCAGTCCCTCCATAGGGATAATCATTATCAGTACCGGTGCCAAGTTTGGTTACCGTATACTGGTTCTTACTACAGAACAATGTTAGTGGGGACCTTGTTTTAGTGATCATGGATTGAATCCAGACAGCTTCACTCTATTTGTACATCTCCCGAAAGGGAGTCCCAGGTATCCGAAATCGGTTTCCTAGGTTCACGCAACATACTAAGGTAGTCGAACATGGCATTACTGCCATCTAAGACCTCGACACGGACAACGCCCTCCTCATAAATGAGGATAGGAGTGCCGGATTCGTCGACATCTATGGTGAGATCAATATGATACTCGCCGTAGTTGACATTGAGGGTCACCTTCACGGGTAGCTTTTTTAAAAAGAGCGTCCGTGGCAGTTCAGCCCCAGGATAGTTGTTGTGTGTAGTACTCATAAAGAGTGGAG